TGTTGGTTCGACGAAACCAACTGCGATCAGGGCATCAAGCACTTGGAAATGTACCGCAAGGAATGGGACGCACGGCTTGGCGTCTGGAAGGATGAGCCACGCCACGACCAGGCATCGAACGGCGCAGACGGCTTTAGAACCTTCGCGCAGGGCTATACGCCAACCACGGGCGGAACGTGGAAACGCAAACATAAAGACTGGAGAACCTCATGAGAACGCACGCCATTGACCTGACCCGATACCACTTCAAGCGTGAATTGGGCGACCTGACCCTGTATGGGACCTGGCTCTACAACGACGACCAGGAGGACACCGAGCCGGCGCTCGTACTGGTTCCCCGCTACAGGATGTCGGATCGCACCAAACCGATTGCTATAGCACTATCCAGCGCCTTCAAGTACAATGAGCCGCGTTATCTGGCTCATGTCGCAGCGCAGTTTGCAAGGACACTTGGGTTTGAGGACAGCATGACCACGACGCATAAAATCGCGACAGTGATCCATGACCATTTGCTTGACCTCATCAAGATGCCTTTGGAACCGACCAATGCCGTGACAACGGGCGAAGCCACCCTGGACATGGGGAATGGCGTCAAGAAAACGGTGGAGTTTGTTGACCATGAGCCAAAGCCGCAGATCTGATCTTCTGAACCTGGCCGCAATTGACGCCGCTCGCGCGGCAAGGAACCGCAATGTTTGACCTAAACGACAAGAGAAATACACGGGTCAAGCGTGACACGCCGATTGACCGCCTTGAGATCGAGCAGGCAGCCGAGCCCGATCAACCCGACAACAAGCTTGATGGCGACGATTACAAGGAGCGGCACTCGCTTCTGATCTCGTATTACCGCCAGGAGCTCGATCGACAGGCAAGCAACCGCTTCGAGCAGTCGATCGACGAGGACTATTACGACAACATCCAGTGGTCAGACACCGAAGCGAAAGTTTTGAAAGACCGCGGCCAAGCGCCGATCGTCTACAACGTCATCGCCCAATCGGTGAACTGGATCATTGGATCCGAAAAACGCGGACGCACAGACTTCAAGATCCTGCCGCGCGGCAAAGAAGATTCCAAGTCGGCCGAAGGCAAGACAAAGCTACTCAAGTACCTGTCAGACGTAAACCGCCTGCCCTTTCACCGCTCGCGGGCGTTTGAGGATTCCGTCAAGGTCGGCATTGGCTGGCTGGAGGACGGGATTCAGGACGAGGACGACGGCGAACCGCTGTATTCGCGCTACGAGAGCTGGCGCAACATCGTCTGGGATTCGGCCTCAACCGAGCTCGACGGCTCGGATATGCGCTATGTGTTCCGCACCAAATGGATTGACGTCGATGTAGCCCATGCGCTGTTTCCTGATCGCTACGACCAGATCGAGGCGGCCGCCAGTGAGGCCAGTCTTTACGGCAGCTACGAAATGCAGGATGGCGACATCCCGATGGACAATGCCGAGTTTGACCGCGAGAACGCCGGCATCATTGGCACCGTCGTCACCCACAAACGCAAGCGCGTGCGCCTGATCGAAGCCTGGTACAAGACGCCCGAGAAGGTCATGCGCCTCAAAGGCGGCACGTTCAAGGGCGAGATCTTCGACGAAAACGACCCACGCCACCAGGAAGCGCTCAGAACTGGACGCTCGACGCTGGCCGAAAAGATGATGATGCGCACCCGCGTCGCCGTCATGACGAGCGGCGATCTTCTCTTTGATGAGCCCTCGATCTACCGCCACAACCGTTTTCCGTTCACGCCCGTCTGGGGCTTTCGCCGCGGCCGGGACAACCTGCCCTATGGCGTGATCCGCTGGATGCGCGACATTCAGGACGACGTGAACAAGCGTGCCTCTAAGGCGCTGCACATCCTTTCGACCAACAAGGTCATTATGGATGAGGGCGCGGTCGAGGACATGGACGACTTCATTGAGGAAGTCAGCCGGCCGGACGCCATTATTGTCAAGAAGCCCGGCAAGAGCATCGAGCTCAACGTCGATCGAGATCTGGCACCCGCCCACCTCGACCTGATGAGCCGCAACATTCAAATGATCCAGCAGGTCGGCGGCGTCACCGACGAATTGCTTGGGCGCTCGACCAATGCCGTGTCTGGCGTCGCAGTCCAGGCGCGTCAGGAGCAGGGCTCGGTCGCCACCAACAAGCTATTCGACAACCTGCGCCTGGCTGTCCAGATGCAGGGCGAGACGCAACTCTCGCTCATCGAGCAGTTTGTGACCGAGGAAAAGGAATTCCGCATCACCAATCAGCGCGGCACGCCGGACTTTGTGACCGTCAATGATGGCCTGCCGGATAACGACATCACCCGCACCAAGGCCGATTACATTATTTCCGAGAGCGATTGGCGGGCGACTATGCGCCAGGCTGCGACGCAGCAGCTCACCGACATGATGATGAAAATGCCGCCACAGGTGGCTTTGGTCATGCTCGATCTGGTGGTGGATTCGATGGATCTGCCCAACCGCGACGAACTGGTGAAGCGAATCCGCGCGGTCAACGGTCAGAAAGATCCGGATGCAACCGAGATCACGCCGGAAGAACAGCAGCAGATGGCCGCACAGCAGGAACAGGCCGCCGCACAGCGAGCCATGTTCGAAGCCGATCTCGCCGAGAAACAGGGCAAGGCCGCCAAATCCATGGCCGAAGCCGAGCGCATCAAGCGCCTGATGGTGGGCGACAGCGTGCGGGCGACCGAGAACGCAATGACAGCGGCGACAGCCGTTATCACCATGCCGACGATCGCCAAGGTCGCCGACAACATCCTGAATGAAGCCGGATGGAGCCAGGCGCATCAAAGCGGGCTTCCGCCGCAACCTCAGCAGCCTTCGCCAGAGCAGCAACAGCAAATGCAGCAGCAACAGCAAGCCATGGAGCAGCCGCCACAAGAGCAGCAACCCATGGAAAACCCGGATCTAGCCGAAGGCGGAATGACGCCCGAAGGCATGATGCAACCCCAACCCTGAGAAGGTGGATATTATGAGCGACAAAGAACTTGACGATGGTTTGACAGACGAAGAACGCGCCGCCCTTGCCGAGGAAGATGGCACGGACGAGACGACCGCTGAGCTCGATGAGGGCAAAGATGAAGATGCGGCGGGCGATGATTCAGACGCCGGCGATGCGGCCGACGATGACGCCAAAGATCCCGCAGCCGAAGCCGCTGGCCGCGACGATGGCGCAGATCCAGAGGATAAGGCGGACGCGGATACGGCAGAAGCCGCCCTGCCCGCAGCGCCAATCCTGGTCGCCGATGCTCCCCAGGACGCCGAAGCCCGCCTGACGGAGATCAAGACCAAGAAAGACGACCTGATAAACCAGTTTGACGACGGCGACATCACCGCCAGGGAATATCAGCAGAAGCTCGACGAGCTCGCAAAGCAGGAGCGCGAGATCGAATTCGCCATTAACAAAGCCGAGATGGCCGCGGAGATGGAGAGGCAGCGCAAATACAACGAGTGGGTCGCCACAGTTAACGGTTTCCTGAACGACAACAAGGTGTACCGGGAGAACCCGCGCCTTTACAAAGCGCTCGACCAGGAAGTGAAAGACGTCTCGGCAACGCCCGAAGCCGCCAATTGGGACGGCAACCAGATCCTTGCGCAGGCTCACAAGAACCTGGTCGAAGCTTTTGGACTGAAGCAGACGGCCAAACAGGACAACGGCGGCAACAAGCCCAACATCCCCCCGACGCTTGGCAAGATTCCCGCGGCCGACAACAACGACATGAACGGCGGACGGTTTGCCGCGCTTGATCGCATGGGTCCAGTAGAGCTTGAGGAGGCATTATTCAATATGCCCGAGTCAGAGCGCCTGGCCTTCCTTGCTAGAAGCGAGAGGGTCTGACATGGAACAATACATTGGAACCAAGGTCGTCAAAGCCAAACCCATGACGCGTCAGGAGTACAACGACTTCCGCGGGTGGGAACTTCCTGAAGACGAGAACGGCGCGGACGAGGGCTACCTGGTCGAATACGTCGATGGCGGCACGGCCAACACGAAAGAGTATCAGGGCTATGTCAGTTGGTCGCCGGCCGACGTTTTCAAGCGTGCATACCGCCAGACGGTCGATTTCGGCGACGCAATCGCCGCATTGAAGGCTGGATGTAAGGTCGCTCGACGTGGCTGGAACGGCAAAGGGTTGTGGCTTGAACTCCAGAGCCCCGACGCCGACAGCAAAATGACCCTGCCTTACGTCTACCTGAACTATCCGGCCGATGCACAAAACACACCCGGCGCTCGCGTGCCGTGGCTTGCCAGTCAGACAGACTGCCTCGCCGAAGATTGGGAGGTGGTGACATGAACGACAGCAAATTTGAGCAGGAAATCATTGCCAAGGGTCTGACGGCACCGCGCATCACCGCCAACCAGATCGAGGATCTTTGCGGCAGTCTCACCATCAAGACGCATCACTTCAAAGGCACATCAAGCACGGTGGCTCTGGCCATCTTGCCTAATGGCTTTGTCGCGGGCGTCGGACATTCGGCCTCAGTCAGCCCGGAAAACTTTGATGCGGAGATTGGCGCGAGGATCGCAACGCAGGACGCCCTCGCCCAGGCACGCAAGAAGCTATGGGAAATGGAAGGCTATGCTTTGAAAAAGCAATTGTCTTAGTCAACCGGGAACCGATCTTGTCTAACCTTAGAATAGAGCTCAAGCCAGGTGAAAGCGTTTCAATTGGAACGTATGCCGTGGTCACGCTGGAAGAAAAGTCAGGCAAGATCGCCCGTCTGTCCATTCGAGCCGATAGATCGGTTCCAATTACCCGCATGAGCGGCAC